TTGCGCTTCTCATCCTTGATGAGGGGTAATCCAAGTGATACCCATGACTCATTAAGGCAATCCAATAACTTAAGCGTATCATGACGAAACTTGTCGACGGATTTCCAAGAAGAAAAGATATATCGATCGTCCAAACCCGGAGAATACTCACGCTCTTTATTATCGCGTGACAGGAATCCGTACCGTTCGGCGACGCTTTTTATAAACTGAGGTTTGTAAAGGCGGGTGATGATATCAGGAAGGGTAAGTCCAGGACCCAACACAATATCCTTTCCGTGTGCATCTGTCTCAGTAAAGGGACGGACCCGAGCAGGAAAGGCGGTCATTTGCCGCCCATGATACTTTGAGCCCGTCCCACTTATGGTATTACCCATAATTAGAGATTATGGTCAACATCTTTCGAGCTGGACTTCTCGATAGTGTTGTTGACAAGATTAACTTCGCTGACCATTACTTCCGCAGCTTTGTTAGCGGCGTCTGATATAGTGGCATCACCTGCCTTAGCCTCTTCAAGGCTGGCAGTATTCGATTCGTCAATTTTCTTAACGATCTTAGCCAATTCGGCTTCCGGAATCTCAGCCGATTGCTCAACAGACTTAGAATAAGTCCCGAAGGTACGGTATTCGATATAAGGCTGTAGTACAGTATTACTCCAGGCATGCTTAGAGACCTCTACCCTGAAATGTTCGCGCGCTGCTTCCGCAGCAGATGGTTTATAACCGCGCTGAGCGTGCACATATAAGTCATTATTAAGGTATACGAACATATCCGAGAAAACAAGAGGTGGAACACAAGATTTAAGAGTAACAGGAATCAAAGCGTGGTGCCACATAGCGTCATGGATATGCCAGCCAGTGACCTCCTCAAAATCCCCGTTTGATTGGAACATCAAATCAGCGTGGTTGAAGAACTGATCCTTAACGCGCACCATATTTCTCGTGATGACTGGAATTCGGAGATGGAATTTAATCCACACACCGGGAATTATCTGAATGTAAGGCCGCAGATCTTCCTTATCCTTCTTGTGTTGGATCTCATTAAGGCGAGAGTAATCCGTACCGAATGGACTACCGTGTCCAATAACAAGTACCGAATTCTCGGGACTGACAGGGTTATTGGCAACGGTACCGTCGCCAGTATCTAAAACGTCTTCATCGACGAACATAGAAGCGAAACTCGATAGAACTGTAGCCCACACCATGCGCACACGAGGAATAGCTAACTCCATAACAGCGAGTTCATACGGAACGCCTATTAACTTAGAGATCAGATCCATAAACTGCTCGGAGTTCGAACTAAGTTCGTCAGGATAGTACGTATATTCCTTAAATGCCATGTGATTCGGGATTAATGTTCGATAAGAGCCGCCTATCAGAGTGCGCAGAAAAGCAGCCTTATCCTCATTAACAATTTGCCTGACGTCAGCATAAGGGTAGTCTTTCATAACGATATTTCCTGTGAACATCCTGTTCAGGAAGTGAAGCTGGAGGTAGTCTAGATAAGCACCCGAATGACGAGGAGCAGCACTGTCTAATTTCAAGACGCCATCGCGTAATACCATATCAACACCTACCATCGGATGGTATGATGTACTAACTGTACCATTGAACCGAAAGGGGACGTATATGTCTGCAGCGCGCAATTTGGCTATGACATTCGGAGCAGTGTTC